CCAGGACGGGTGTTACCCTTTTGCTGGTCATTTGCTGGTCATTTGTGGTTATGTAGGAACGACCAGCAAATCAAACAGAGAGATTTAACCTAAGTAGATGGATGTCACGGTATAACTATCATCAAAACAAACACGAATCTATGATGTCAATCCCGCAATACAAGCGTGACTTCCTCACTCTCATCTCAAACGGATATGATAAACTCATGCACACCGTTATCGTCGACGAGATCGGAGAGTCCCCCATCTGCGAAGAAGAGTGTTACATTCGCAACAACTTCCTCGAGTTTGACAAGTCATTAAACGCGTATGGGTTTTCAGTCTATAAATTTTGTGATACAGTTGACCGCCTCGATGCCACGGGGTGCGCGGACTTTAACGCCGCCATGTTCTACCTCGACAAACTCGGGTTTTCTATCGGTAAAGCATACGACGAATCTCGTGTGTCGTTCAAAGACCTTCGGATGTATTTCGGAGCATCATGGAACCGTAAGTGTGACGAACTATATTATAACATGTCTGGCACCGAGCGATATGAGTACTCGAAGTTCTTAGAGTTTTAGAAGTTTCTAGAAATTTTAATACTAAAACCAGAAAATTTTTTTATTTCAATTCTTTTCCCTTTTACAAAAGTTTTCGGAGTTGATCACCGAGCGTGAACAAGGTGGAAAGCTAAAAGAAAGAATATTTATAAAAGTTTTTCGGAAATTGTACAACGCAATAACCTGGAATTTTAGCATCATCAAAACAAGCACGTGCGACCAGCATCCGCGGCCATACCTAGGCAAAGTCGAAAAAAATGGGAATATGGGTCCTTTTTGTCCGATTTTTTGTCGATTTTTCAATATTTCTGTTCAGCGATTTTCGGGATTTTTGAGCCCCTTTGAGAAAAAATTTGAAAAAAATGGTCAAATTTGGGATTTTAATTGACTATTTTCGAATTATAGACCGTCAAACTGGTTTTTGGAAATATGGACCACACATTTCCATTAACCAACGAAACCCCGCATACGCAAACCTCGTGATTGAATGAGAGATCACAGAAGTTGGGGAGGATCACGGAAGTTGGGGAGGATCACGGAAGTTGGGGAGGATCACAGAAGTTGGGGAGGATCACGGAAGTTGGGGAGGATCACGGAAGTTGGGGAGGGGGACCGCGAACGTGGGGAAGGTCACGGAAGTGGAAAAAATTTGTGAAGTGATAGTAAATGGGGAGGAGTGTATACAATGTCTTCACAGAAGCTTTCGTTATTGGTGTCATGAACGCCATTCTTATTTTTACTATCAATCAGGTGAATACTAAAGTCGAGGGACCCGTGTTACACTTTGTAGCGGGTGCTCTTATTCACATCATTTTTGAGTATACTGGGGGTAATAAGTGGTGGTGCGAATTAACTTATTAATTTACATTAAGAATGCTATGGATATTGCTTATAGTTTATGCTATTCCATATACATGTTTTAAACTAGTGTACAGCGAACGTCGAAAAAGGGGATTTTCACCAAGAGGGTCATCATTCATATTACAAGAAAACACACTTCAGCGCAGCGCTTGACGGATAGAATTAATCAGACGACGCGCACCCGATCGAGTTAAACACGCTCGTGTAATATGTATCGTCCTATCATCGTCTGAGAATATATCCACATCCTCTTCAGAATACGATGCAAGACTCTCATTAATGCTCATAGCACTTTCCATCAACTCGTTCATTCTGCGGCGAATACTATCATTAACCTTATCAAGATAATTTCGGTAAAAATGACCTTGCGTCGAAATATAGTAAGGTAATTCAGATTGAAACCTCAACCATTCACTGTGTGGAATCCACAACCCCCGAGCCGCGTCATTCAGGGGGAATTCCACACCATATCGCCTCTCCGCGTCGGCGATGGCACTTCGTCTTACAACCGAGGTAATGTTGCGTCGAATACGTCCCATACTTTCAAATTCCCTTCTTATTTCGTCTAACTCACTGTCAAAAGAATCCAGAAAATCCGTTTCATCTCCAAGAAAAGGAAGATCTCCCGAATCCGAATCCGAACCAGAATCGGACTCTGGATCGGAATCAGGAATGTGATAAACAGCGAATGGAGCTCTCTGAGGAACCACGGTGGGTGGTGTTGATCGAGACGTCTTGTTGAAAATGTTCTTCATCGTGTTACACATTTTCAAATAGTCACCCTCGGGGAGAATTTTTGAATTCTCATCGATGAGCGCCATAAGTTGGGTAAGGTCTTCCATCTTGTTTGTTTGTTATTTATTCACAATCATCACGCGACTTAGGTTCGATTAATTCATTTAAAAATATATTGTCAACACAGGACATGTACCAGACCTCGTACGACAAGTCTGAATGTCAGACCGGAATAGTACACATAGGTTATGGAGCATTTCATAGAGCGCATCAAGCCGTCTATATTGACGATTACATGGAAAAGACAGGTGACCTTCGTTGGGGTATAGTAGCTGTCAATTTGAGAAACGAAGGATTTCGAGAAATCGATAATTACATCTTAAAAACCCCCTCCGAATGTAGAATGGTTCGCTCACATCTCGATTATATTGATTGGACAAAGAATCGAACTATAGCAAAACACATGCTCACCCTTCCCAGTGTACACCTGATTACGATAACCGTAACAGAAAGTGGCTACACACCGGGATCACCCCTTTTCGAATATCTCGCATGTGGTCTGAGAAACCGAAAAATGCCAATAACGATCATGTCTTGTGATAACAGTCGTCATAATGGTATTGTATTAGAGACACAATTTTTAGCATATTTATATCAGACGAACCAATTTGAATTGGCCGATTGGGTTCGTGAAAATGTAAAGTTTCCTTCGTGCATGGTAGATAGAATTACACCCCGTACAACAGATATACTTCGTAACGAAATAGAAGACAAATATATCGGGTATGGACACTCGGCAGTTCAGACGGAAGAGTTTACACAATGGGTTATTGAGAATAAATTTGCGTCGGAATTTCCGGATTTAACGTGTGTGGGTGTTACCATTACAGAAAATATCGAACCATACGAAGAAACTAAAATAAGAATTCTCAACGGTGGACATACGTCTCTCGCTTACATAGGCGTTTTATCTGGTTACGAAACTTTTGACCAAGTTATGAATAATCCTATACATCGTAACCATTTCAAAAAATTACAAGAGACTGAAATTATACCATCCATAGATATCGATCTTCCATTTGATATACATGAGTACGTAGAAATGATAGAAGAACGCATTTCAAACGTGACAAACATAGACTATCTCGAACGAATTTGTATGGACGGGTTTACAAAGTTTCACACATTTGTTGTACCTTCACTTAGAAAATGCCTCGAACAAGGTATTTACCCTATTCACATTTATAAAAGTATAGCTGCGTGGTACATATATTCCAAAAAATTTGCGAAGGGTTGTAAAAAAATACGATACAGCGAACCAAATTGGGTACTACTCGAACCACTCCTTCAGGATGGTAAAATGAACGATTTTGTCATGAATGAACGATTGTGGGGGGATATTCCTAAAGAATATATAACATTTACACGCGATCTAAAAACTATTCTCATGTCCCAAACATACGAAAAGGAAATCGACTTACTCTCAGATGACTAACGATTTTGGTAATTCCTAAAAAATTCATCAATAGACTGTGTATATGTCATAGGTTGATTTTGATCAAGAAGAAATGGAGGTGGTTTTACACTCTTGTGTATATGTTTAATAATGTTACACATTTTGATATAATCCCCCTCCGGAATTCTGGTGGCATTTTTATCCACCAATTCGAGAAGTTCATGAAATTTATCCATATTTTCATTGTATTATATATTTTCTACATAGCACTTAGGTATGGAACATCTTTCAAATATTATGGCGATTTTGGATGATGATAAATTATTCCCGACACGAACGGAATGGGCGTATGTCGAAATATGTAATGAACTAAAAAAACTACATTTAAAATTACAAGAACTTTCTGGACGCGTAGAATCATCAGCTACGATAGATCCGTCTGCGCCCCCATGTAACCGCATTTAAGTCTTTCGAGGCGGTGATTTTCCCTATGCCTGAATAATGTGTATTCATGAATATCACCACTCAACATCACTTGACCTGGTGTTTTCGTGTGCTTAACCTGTCCCACGCGAACCATATCAACACAAGCCATCTTCATTTCATTGGGTGCGGAACTGTGGTGAATGGCGAGTATCGCGGCATCTTTCCTCGTTTCTTTTGGTACAACATCCCCGTCATAACATATTACCACGTGCGCACCCGTACATCCAGTTGCGTGCATCCACCATTCGTTCGGAGAGCTCGTAGACGTCAGTATATCGTTTTCTTTCGCAGATTGTCCTATTTTAATAGGGATACCATCTAAAGAAACGTACGTCAACATGTATCCTCTTATATTATAATCTTTAATAGTTATATATGAAAGTTGTATTATCAAAGAGCCCTAAACCTGAAAAAAAATACAGAGTACAATTCGAAGATGGCACATATACCGATTTCGGTGGTAAAGGGTATTCAGATTACACGATACATAAAGATCCATCGCGCATGAAACGTTATCTCATGCGTCACGGAAGAATGGGTGAAACTTGGTCTAAAAAGGGTATAAAAACGGCTGGATTTTGGTCTCGTTGGTTATTATGGAGTAAACCTTCGATGGATGAGGCTAAAAAATTAATGTCTACACGTTTTGGAATTCGTTTCATTTAAAAGAAATGATCAGTTCTGTACAACTTCGCCTGGTATGTCGCGGCTTTGCCCATAACGTTCACGTTTTCGTTACCGTATAATTCGCGACATCCCAAATCATCCATACAATCACGACCTTCGTGTGTAACTGGTATAGAATACGCTTGTTCACCTGGTGTAGATGTATAATAGTGATATTGATCGCGTCGCCCACGCACTTCTTTACCGTATAATGGAAGTGTTTCTTCATTTTCACCGACTAAAACACCCATTTGCTGAACATATCCCGGTTTATATTCCTTTATCGGGGGATCCCTAAATTCGGGATTTCTACGAACTTCCACTGGAACTTCCACGGGCACGTGAACAGGAACACCAACCTTTACAATTCTTTTAGGTCGAAACGTTAAGAGATAAAGTATCGTAGCCACCAAAACAAAAATCATCAAAGTATTCGTAATAATCTTATTCCTATTCTTCATTTATATAAGTCACGAATTTTATCTAACCCTGGAATTCGATCTAATCTATATTGAACGAACATCCATAAAAAGAATAATAAACTTTTCAAAAAATTATTTGATGCGGTATCGTCCATCTTATATATGGGTCCTACGACACGCCCGAAAAATGTATTTTCTTTATTTTCACCCGTGAGATGCATCTCCATCTGAGTAAGTGCGCACGTGTCATCATTTACGGACCAATGGAAAAAAATAAATGGAACCAGAATCGTATAAAATTCTAAATTTTCACGATTTTTCATAAATGGAACCACGAGCATCGTCACAAGAAAAAATAGATGAATAAAAAATATAATATTCATTCTTATTATGGATAAAGAAAAGAAATTAAAACAATTGTCCAAAGTAAAACCCAAGAAAGAATGGCATCCCCAACAGGAAAAAATTTTGAAAACGTGGGGTGAAACATCCGCGTGTTATCGCTATATGCACAATCACGCATATCTCGTAT